GTGCGCGGTGCAGAGCCACCCGCATGCACGAAGAGCGGGGAAAAGGCGTTGCAACATCTGGAAACAGGACGCGGTCTCCTGACAATCGGACGCGCCGCGGCATTATCCGTATCGCTGCTGGCACTCGCCGGATGCGTTTCCGCCGTTGCGGATGGCGAGACGATCGACCCCCTCAAATCGCAGCAGACGGCGGAAGCATCATTGGCAGGCTCCCAGGAAATATCGCCGGGTAAGCAAGAGGCGGTGCCTGACGACAGGACCGCGCAGGCGCCCGACGGCGCGACGGCGGATGCCGGACAGAGCGCAGCCGTGCAGCCCGGCCTTACCATGCAGGGAACTGCGCTACGCGCCACATCATCGAGTATTTATGGAGAATCGCCGGCGGCGACATCCGCAGCCGTGCAGCCGGACCCAAGCAACCAGCCGACGCCAGCCGCCGCAGCACCGAGAATGAATGCCAGGACCAACAGCCTGTTCAGCAACGGGCAATCCGAGGCCCAAACGGCGAATCAGCCGCCGCAGGGGGCCTCGGCAGGGCAAACTCCTGCGGCAAACGAAACGATTGCGGCTACAGGTCCGACTGCCGCAGTCGATATGCCCGTGTCGGTACCGTTGCCTTTGAGCGCGCAGGCAGCACTGTCAGGAGCGACCGCGTCGGCCCTGCAACCGGTCGAAGTCGCTTCCGCAGCGGCGGTGAGCACGCCTTCCGCGGGCCCCGGCGAAGGCGAGAAGGAGACAAAAGGGGCGAAGAAGACCTGGACCCTGGCGAGCCTGTTCGCGCCCAAACGCAAGGAAATGCCGCGCGAAACACACGCTGCGCAAGCAAGCCGGAAGAAGACGATAACCGTGAGTAATGCGGGTCAGCCTCAGATCGCATCTCTCGCCTATGCTTCCCTGCCGGGCGTCAATATGAATCCGCTCTTCAGCGTGGAGCACGATGCGCATGCTGCCGACGAGGACGACGCGCCCTTGGAAGTGGCCAACCTCTCCGGCCTCGCCCGACTCACACCGAACGGCCTCATACTGCAAACCGAGAAGGTGGAAACAGGCTGCTTCAAACCGGAGCTTCTCAACATTTTGAGAACGGTGGAAGCGCATTACGGCCGCAAGGTCATGGTCACCTCGGGCCTGCGCGCCATCAAGGTCAACCGCAAGCGCCAGTCCCGACACACACGATGCGAGGCGGCCGACATTCAGGTGGCGGGCGTCAGCAAATGGGAGCTTGCAGATTTCCTGCGCAAAGTTCCGGGCCGCGGCGGCGTCGGCACCTATTGTCACACCGAATCCGTACACATCGACATCGGCCCGCAACGGGACTGGAACTGGCGGTGCCGCCGCCGCAAGGGTTGACCACCGAGAGCCACGTCAAGCTAACCGTGGAGGCGAATGAGATGTCGCGACCGGCCGGTCATTTTTCTGGGAAAAAATGAAACCTGCCACTTGCGGGAATCCGAAGCCCTCTCTATAAGCCGCCTCGTCTTACAGCGACTGTCGTCTTTTCAGACGCACAAACGTCGTTGCAGCAGGCGCCCATCGTCTAGCGGTCTAGGACGCCGCCCTTTCACGGCGGAAACACGGGTTCGATTCCCGTTGGGCGTNCCATCGTCTAGCGGTCTAGGACGCCGCCCTTTCACGGCGGAAACACGGGTTCGATTCCCGTTGGGCGTGCCATTCTTTCCAGAGTTTTACTTGTCGATACTTGTCCTGGCTCGGGGCCTGCAGGTCCTATGCTGGATCATCGCCATAGGTCGAAACGATCTTCATGGGCTTTCGCAGAAAAATCAAAATTATCGCTTTTCGTCGCTTGCATGAATACGATGTGCTCTCTATAAGCCGCCTTGTCTTACAGCGACCTGCGCCTTTAACCGCAGAAAGTCGCTGCAGCAGGCGCCCATCGTCTAGCGGTCTAGGACGCCGCCCTTTCACGGCGGAAACACGGGTTCGATTCCCGTTGGGCGTGCCATCCACCTCTTTTCTATTCCGTGTTTTTCATAGTATGGTGCTTACAGTCACCACCAGGCGCCCATCGTCTAGCGGTTAGGACGCCGCCCTCTCACGGCGGTAACACGGGTTCGAGTCCCGTTGGGCGTACCATTCCCTTGTGTCGAATTCGCGCGATTCGATGTCGAGGTGAGCGTGAGACATCTCCGAATATTATCTCGGAAAAATCGAATTTTACGGCATGCGGTCTCTTGCGAGAATCCAAAGCGATCTCTATAAGCCGCCTTGTCTTACAGCGACTTGTGGTCTTTCCAGACGTACAAACGTCGTTGCAGCAGGCGCCCATCGTCTAGCGGTCTAGGACGCCGCCCTTTCACGGCGGAAACACGGGTTCGATTCCCGTTGGGTCGCTGCAGCAGGCGCCCATCGTCTAGCGGTCTAGGACGCCGCCCTTTCACGGCGGAAACACGGGTTCGATTCCCGTTGGGCGTACCATCCATCAAAGAAATCAAATACTTACAGGACGTGTCCCAAATGCGTCCCAAACTCTGTCCCAAACCCCAGTCCGTTTGGGACAATGCCGTTTGGGATCAGTGTCCCAAACTCTGTTCCGGCTCTGTTCGCCATTTGGGATCAGCGTCCCAAACTAATTAACCACCCGAAGCTTCTGCGGCTTCCTCGCCTGCAGCGTCATCAGCGCGTCGGTCGTCAGCGTGCGATTGTTCGCTTGCCTCGAATAAGTCTCAGCTTCCGCCGGATTCGAATGGCCGAGCACGTCCATCAGATGGCGGGTCGAAACACCCTGAATCACCAGATCGATGCCGAGCGCCTTTCTCAGGCCATGCATCGAATAGCCTTCGGGGATCCCGGCCTCGCGCCGCCAGTCACGAAATCGGTTGCCGAGGCCCGCCTTCGAGTATGGCTTGCCGAAGGAAGTTTTCAGCACCGTGCCACCCTCGGTGCGGTCAAGCGGCGCGAGCGCCTCGGCCAGTTCATCGGTGACGAGCAGGAACATCTCCTTGCCCCCCGTCCGCTTGCGGTTCTTCTGCTGGCGGAAATGGAAGGCATCGACCTCGATCACCAAGCCGGACGGCATCCTCACCCTTTCCTTGACCAGATGCGCCCATTCAATAGTCGCGACGTCGGAGATGCGGTTGCCGAGGCAGGATGCCATTGCATAAGCCGTGCGTGCCTGCGTGCCAATCGGATGCTTTTCCTCGAACATCATCCGGTACTCATCCGGCCAAGCCAGATGGCCGTCGGTCGCATCGGGGACGTAGGAGAGGTGCGGATTGGTGATGTCGAATTCGATCCATTCCTCGTAGACCGCCGCCTTCATCAACTTGCGGATCGCCGTCAGCATATGCTTGGCATGCCCAGAGGATTTCTCCCTCGCCAGCCGGTCGAGATATTTGCGCATGTATTTGATGCTCAGATTCTCGACCAGCACGTCCTTCCATTTCAGCGCGTCGTCCTCGGTAACATAATCGTCGAGGAACTTGGTGATATGGCGCTGGTTCAGTTTCTTGCTCGGCTCATCGAGCTTGTTCCAGAACTCGGTTTTGAGCATCAGCCGCTCGGCATGGGCGAAACTCTTGGCAACCACGCCGTGCCCGATCTCGACGATCTCGGCGCTGGTGCCGTTCAGCACCTTCTCCCATTTCCGATAGGCGATGGCGAAACATTCGTCTCCCGGTTCGCCGGGAAGTACCTTGTCGAGCGCACCGTCAGGCGAGCGAAAGCGCCAGAACATTTTGCCGCGCAATTTGCGCTGCGAAGCCAACGGAAAGTCGGGATGCCTCTCGTGCTTACTTGGTCTCGCCATCGGTAGCCTCCAGACGTTCGATTGCCAGCCGCAGAATTGTCTCGTTTTTGTACGGCCTGCCCTGTTCGATGTGCTCCAGCGTGCGGCGGGACATGCCGAGCTTCTCCGCTGCCTCCCGCGCGGTGATATCGGCGCGATGCCGCCAAGCCTTGATCGTTTCGGCCAGCGTTTCCATCAGGCGACCTCCTCGACCAGCGTCTCGGAAACCTTGACGCGGTAGGAAACGATCTCGGTGAAGCCGGTTTCGCTGGTCGCCTCGTAGACCGAGAAGGAAAAATAATCGGCCTTGGCGAGTGCCGGAATCATGCGGCGGGCTATCGATTTTGCGTGCTCGACTTCGCTGGCAAATAGCGCGATGTCGAGGCGCTCCATCATGGCCGAACCGGATGCCACGAGGAAAAAGCGGACGTTGGTCATGTTGTCTCCGTTCATTGTTTACTGGCGTTACGCCCTTGAACGGTTCAACACATATATACCCTTGGTGGGTACATCAACTTAATTGCGACGTTTTCCACTCGCTTCGAGCTGGCCCTCAAGACCGGACTTCTGATCAGGCAAATCGGTGAAATAGGCGTCGATCTGGTAACGGTCCCATACCACCCGACCACCTACCCTTTTTGGCCGTGGCATTCGGCGTTCCGCTACCAGTTCGTCGAACTTGGTAACGCCGATGCCGACATATCGCGCTGCCTCCTCGCGGGTGAGACCGCGCGGCGGATAGGCAAACGGGTCGCCATCCTTCATCATTGGCCATTGCCCTCCCGCTGCTGGTTGCTGTTGGCGGCGTCCGGCCGAAATTTCATGGCGACGATTTCATTCAGCATCTGCCTTGCGAAATCGTCGCCCTCGAAATGAGCGAGGATACCGACCATCGCGCCGATCACCGCGCAGGCACCGATCACCAGATCATCCGCATCGGTGACCGCCTGGACGATAGTTCTCGTGTCGGTCTCGCTCCAGTTCATCGTCGCCATCAGTCGTTGTTCGTTTCTTCTTTCAACGCGATCAGCCGCAATTCCAGCGCCGAGATAATATCCTCGCGCAATTCATCGAGGTCGCCGTTATTCTGTTCGGCGGCAAGCATGTATTGGTCAATCAAATCCATAAGTGCGTCATCAAAGTTTTTCTCCATCGCTCGTCGTCTCCTCCGGCCAACTGTATGGGTGGCCTCTCCCATGAAACAGCAGCACCTCGTTGATCGGGATTAGCTGTTTTGTCAGAAGATGATTGAGACGAGCGCCTGTTCCCTGATCGGCGGCGCGTGGCCAGCCAGCAGCGTCGCCAGCATGTCGGCGATGATCGCGCTCTGAATCTCCGGGCCATGACCTTCCATCAACGGCCAGATCTGCGTCTTTATCTTCTCGATCAGCTGAACGCGCGGGTCATCGGTCAATGCCAAACTCTTTCGCGAAACAACACCGCTGGACCGGCGATCCACGGCAGCGCCTCCGGTATCGGATTGCGGGCCGGATCGTGGACAAGCACATTGTTGCGGTAGATCGCCGTCGCCAGTTCGTTTCTCTGTAACCGCCGGACATGTCCCATCTCGTTGACGAACAAGTCGCGGTAGCAATATTGCTCCTCGCCCGGAAAATTCCAGTAGACGTTGACGTGCTCGCAGGAATCGCCGACCACCGCCTCGATCACCTCGCGCAGCCGCGGCCAGAAGCGCGGGCTTGAAAAATCGGGCAGGTGCGCGACGCAACGCTCGCCCTCGCGCCTGCCGGGAAAGATCGCCAGATAGGGAATGCTCTGCTCGCTGGTCATCGTTCGACCACCTGGAAATGCCGCTTGGCCTCGTCCGGCAGTTTTTCGAAGGCGCTGTCGCAGTCGCCCTGTTGCAGGATCGGCATGAACATCACCTCGATGGCACGGGCCAGTTCATAGGGCTTGATGTCCTTTTTCGGCTGCCAGACGTATTGCTTCGGCTGGCGCAGCTGGACGACGCCATCCTTGCCGACCGCCAGCAGTCCCTGCTTGGCCAGATGCTCCAGCGCCTGTTTTGTCGCGTCGTCGTTCATGCCTTTCCCTCCATGTCCGGCTGGCCCTCGAAGCGGGCCAGCTGCTCCTTCAGAAGCACGACGATGTCCTCGCGACGGGCATTGGAAATGTAATTGCAGCGCCCGTCATGACCGGTGAACGGAAACACCATCAGAACGAAGCCGTTCTTCTTGCCGCTGCCGTGGCCGATCAGGATCTCGTCGAGACCGTGCGCGAGGCCGTTCATCATGTGACGAAGATCGGACTGGATCGGGCCGTCGCCGAGCGTGTGTTTATGCCTGTCACGAGTCATTTTTGATGATTCCCCGCTCGGCGACGAATTGGCCGTCAATGGCCTTGCCATCGAGATGCTCGGCGGTGAACCGCAACAGCTGCGCCACCGATTCGCTCGAACTCTTCGTTCCGAATTGGCAAAGCGAGCCGATCAGCGAACCCTCATGGACCGCCGCCATGACGATGATCGGGATATAGATCACGCCATCGCTCACGCGGCTTTCCTCGGTTGAGATCACCTCCGCCTTGTCCAGCAGCCAGTCAGAGACCTTNCATCGTCTCGGAGGCGTCGTCATGAACCGCCTTTACCCATTCCGGTCGCTCGTTCATGCCGTCACCATTTCCGCAAACGGCAGCAGCCTGGTGGCAGGACGCATCTCACGCTCCGCCGCTTTCCAGTCGACCTTGCCGGTCGCCGCCAGATGGCGCAGCGTTGACGCCGCCCATTCCTTCGAGATGTTGTGGCGGGTAATGATTGTGGCTTCGGACGTGCTCCGCGACGGCGGCAAATCCATGATGTCGCCCCAGAGCGGCATGAACAGCTGCCGCAGATCGTCGCCATAGACGCAGAGATATTGACCGGCGGCTTCGGGAAGGCTCGGGCAGCAGCGAAGCCAATCGATCTTCCTTCCCTCCGGCAAATCGCCGAGCATCCGCCACAACGCCCATCTGGCAATACAGGACGGCCTGTAGCTGTCGTCCAGCCAGCATTCCATGTCGAAACGGTGATCTGGCGGCAATTGCTCGATGTAACTGGCGAGATCGAGTAAGCGGATCTGCTTTTCGGTGAAGCGGACGTTATGCATTTTCTCTCCTCCCTTTCAGAAAGCCGCAGCCTGGGCAGGCAGCAGCTGGTCGAGCAGCGCCGTAAACTGCTGCTTGCACTTCTCCAGTTCATCGACCGCCTTCGCGCCTTCGCGCTTGGCCATGCGGTCGAGGTTGTCGATGCCTGTCGCAATCGAATGGTCGACCTCGGCCCGCGTCGCCAATCTGCCTTCACGGAAGAACTGCACCCGCTCCGGCTCGCCGATCCGAAACAAGACACCATCTGGTTCGTTCATCACGCGGTAGCCCTTCGTCACCCACAACAGCGTGACTCCGGGATTACGCTCGATCATGATCCCGGCCCCGGTCTTGCCGTTCGGCAGATTGCGGTCGTTGCGCTTGGCCAGCGGCTTCGACAGGAACGGGCAGGCCGAAACCGCGAAACGGGCACAGTCGTAATGCGACGGCGGTTCCGACGAAATCCGGTTGACGCCGCACATCGGGCCAATGGTGAAGCACAGAAACCGGCCCAGTTCCTTGCCGCAGATCCAGCAGCGCCGGTATTTGACGGCGCGAGCAAGATTCTTCGACGACATCACCCGGAAGTCCGGCTTCCCGTCGATCCACTCGACGAAGTACGGCACCGGGTAGCCGCGCTCGTCGGTCGGCAGCTTGGCGATGCGCGGCGGCAGATCCTTGAAGCGAGGCTCGGTCATCCTCATTTGCCCTTGAACTGCTCGAGCCTTTTCGAAGCGATCTTCCAGGCCTTGTCGCGGCCCTTCTTGTCGCCGTCGAAATAGGCGTCCAGCTCCATCTGCTCCCATACCGCATGCACCGCCTCGCTCGACGGCGCGGCGGCCATGCGGCGGGTGATGGTATCGAAGATGTCCTCCGCCAGCGTTGGGGGGGGCGTCCCGCTGGCGGAGGTCTCGGCCCCGGCGTCCTCATGCGGATCCGCGATTTGATCCGTGCCGGAACCTGCGGCGAAGGTTTCAAGCGTTTTACTGACAGCAGCGCTCGTCTCGACTTCGCCGGTCTCATTGTCCGCGCCGCCCTGAAGCGGCGGGAAGGTTTCGTTCCATGTCGCCATGCCGTCGGTGACCGCCTTGGCCATGGCGATGATCTTGGCGACGTCGGTCGCCAGCCAGTCCTGACGCGGCCTGCCGATCACCCGTTCGACGCGTTCGATGTCGACATGGGCGGCGACCCGCTCGATGGTGCGCTGACGGTAGCCGTCGAGATCCTTGCCGATGCGGTCGATCAGCGCGCCCTTGGCTTCCTCGAAGGCGAAATCGGAAAACGTCTGCAAGGCATTGACGACGACGTTTCGGATCGCTTTGCTCGCGCCGATCTGAAAGGCGATGTCCAGCCGCCGCTCGTCATCCGAGCCGCCGATCTTGCCGCCGGATTTGCGCTGCTGGAACGGGCGAATGAGCGAATACCCGGTTTCGAGATCGACGAAGCGGGCATGGAACAGCCAGAAATCGCCAAAATCCTGCGCGCGGCAATCGACGGCGCAATTGCCATAAAGTCTGGAAAGATCGTTGGCGAGCTTGATCGACGGGCCTTCGATCCAGTCGGTGCGGTTCTCTTTGCGGTTCTTCACCGGAAAGCGATAGTACCAGTCGGTGCCTGCGGCCTGCGCCAAGGTGCGCAGCCGGGTGAGCACCAGCCCTTCGTCGCGATGCACGGCCACCGCCTGCGCCGAGACGACTTCGAACGACTGCGATTGGGTCGCCGGCAGAAAGCTCGTCGGCCCGGTGATTTGCGCCGCCGCGAATTCATCGAGCGCCGAGCGGCGTCCCTCACGGTTTTCTTCCACGGTCATGAGACTTCCTCCTTGTAACCGCTGAGCATGACGTAGCCGAGGCCAGCGGCATCCATGGCCTTTGCGCCGGTAATGCCGAGATCAACGGGGGTTATTACCCGCCACAGGCCGAGCACCTGGCCGAGCGCCATCAGGCAGAAGGCCGCACCTTGATCGCCGATCTCGGCTCCGAGCGTGATGTAGGACGGGCCTTGTTCAAGCATTCCGGCGAGCGGTTTCATCAGGCTTGCGAATTCGTCCCGGTAGCTTTCGGCCTTCGGTCTGTCGACGCCGATCTTCAGCAACACGCAATCGACGACGGTTTCGGTTTCCGGCGCTTCACGCGCATGCGGCAGCGGCTCGTAAGTGACGACATGCACGACGCCGCCAATGTCCTCTTCGCGGATCTCGCGTTCGTGCACGCGGTACTGCCGGGTGCAGTCGATCAGGATATGCCAGAGGCGTTGATGTTGCGGGAGGTCCATCATCAGGCGCTCCTCTCCTTGGAGACCAGCGCCATTGCGAGCTTCCTGCCGTGCGAGAACAGGTTGAACATCCGACCCGACCATTGGCCGAGGCCGAGGCCGGAATTTTCGTCATCCACCCGCGCGCCCAGCAGCTTCGATTGTTGCTTGGCAATGAACGTCGTCAGGCTGAACGCGCCGTTGCGCTCGAAGGTGGAAATCATCACTGCGTCGTCGCGCTCATGTTCGGGCCGTTCCGATGGCAGCGGTTCGTCGTGGTCGAAGGAGCCGTCGGCGGCGGGCTTCTGCGACGCGATCCAGACCTCGACGATCGACGCGTATTGCCGTGCGTCGGAAATCATCAGCATCAACGCAATGGCGTCATAGGACAGGAGCTTCTCGGCGTCGTCCTCCCAGCCGGTTTCGATCCAGACCAGGGCGTTGCCGTCGTCGATGATCCAGAGGAACGGCACGTCGCCGGTTCTCGGATAACGCTCCTCGACGAAGGCCACCGCTTTTTCGTGCAGCGCCTCGCGGGAAATGCCGCCAGCGCCCTTGTCCACCTGATAGAGCCTCGGCGTCATTCCCTGCCCCTTTCGGAAATGTTGAGCTTGCGCCCTGACCATTCCGGCACGGTGTAGCTCTTGCGCGTCTGGTTTCGGCAGGTGATCCGCCAGCCGGGAAACTCGGCTTCCTCGGCGTCACCGATCTTGTCGCGGATCTCGGCGTCGAGCGCCGACAACTCGTCGGCCACAGCCTTCTGGCGCTCTTTCAGGTGCCGCCGGTATGGCAGGATCTCCGCCAGCCGGTTGTCGCCGGAAAGATCGATGGTCTCGCCTTTTATCGCCTGCGGATGCATTTCGGCGATCACGTCGGCGTCGAGGCGATAGTCCGGCTTCGGCAATTGGCCCGCCTCGACGTTTCGCCAGAAATCCTGTGCCACTGAGGCAATCTTTTTTTCCGCAGCTTGGTGACGCGGCACCTCAAAAAGATGCAGGCTGGCCTCGTAGGTCGACACCGCCAGCACTGCCAGATAGCCGTGCGCGGCGTCCAGCAGCATGTTCTCGGTCGCGACCTGCAGCGTACATCCCGCTGGCGGGACACCGTGCCATTCCTCGAATTTCGGTGCCGAGATCGTCTTGATCTGGACGTTGCAGATGCCGTCCTTTCCAGGCACCTCGGCGAGCACGTCCGGGGTACAGGCAAGCCGCTTTTCGGTGTCCATGACAAAGACGTGAGGGCGGGCGATGCGCCAGTCGTGGTGCTCCTCCGCAAGGTAGGAAACCGCCGCCGATTCGAAGTGCCTGCCGCGCCGCATGATCGGCGTCTCGGCGACCGAGGTTAAGCCCATCTTCTCGGCGTAGAGCGACAACGGCGAACGATACTCGTCGACGCCGACGGCTGCGGCTACCTCTGAGGCACAGAGAAACGACCGGCGCCATTCCAGCCACAACGGGACGGTTGTGATTGCCCGGCGCTCGATCATTGCAGCTGACGGCGACAGCCCGACAGGCCTCCGCGCCGCTCCCACCGGATGCACGCGCCAATCGACGACCATGCATGGTCGGGACATTCATAGGCGAGCGCAGCAAGGATGGCTGAAAGATGCTGGTGACGATTGTGCAGGGAACGGGCCGCGAGTACGTCGAGCCCGATAAGGATCTGCATCAAAACGGCATTCTTTAACGGCAATGTCCCATCTTCAATGAAAGAATGAAGATCTTTCCGAAATTCTTCCGGTACGTCGCGCAGCCGCACGCGCAACGCTCGGCTCCCTCGTTCAGTCGACATCGCAAGTTTCCTCCCCGCGATGAAAGAGCCATTCGCCCGTCGAGATTCGGCGGGCGATTAAAAACGCAACAACAAGTGGTAATAAGAAGCTTTGATATGGAAATCGACGATATACCTCGGAGGCAAGGTTGACAAGCCGAATCAGCTTGTCTTGTCGTTCCCGTCCTCGCCGCCTTTGCCGTCATTCTTCCATAGCGACGACTCGTCGGAAGACCATAACGAGGAGCGGATCGCCGCAGTCAGGATCTCTTCGGCGCGCCTGCGATCCTCAGCGTTGCCTCGGAACAAGGCATCGATGGATATCTGCGACGGCGGGCGGCCAACCGGATCGCCGGGGCTCGGGCAATTGCAGGCTTTCGCGAATCTGAACAGATAAGACCCGACAAAATCGCGTTTTTGTGTTTCGATTCTGGATACCGTCGCGGCGTTGACGTCCAGAATGAGCGCCAATTCCTCCTGCGAATAACCTGCGTGGATGCGCCATTCCTTGAAGTAAACGGGGCCGGTTGGAGACTTCGCCTTCATGGCTGCTTGTCCCTTCTCTTCAGCATTCATGTGCAACGTTCCTAGATTTCACATTCACGCCATATTCTGCAACACGTCCGTTAAAGATTTTTATTGCCGCCGCTTGTGCCTCTGAGGTAAGTTGACCGCATGCATCCTTTGAAAAAATGGCGGGAGGGCCTTCCCGAAGGCCAACGGAGCTTGCAGGCGGTCGCCGGTCGGCTCGGCGTCACGGAGGCGCAGGTGTCGCGCTACGAGTCCGGCAAGCGCAAGATTCCCGCTGAGAAACTCGACCGCTACGAAAAGATTACGGGCATCCCGCGCTATGTCCTGCGCCCCGATATTTTTCTGCCCGACCCAAGTGAAGCCCGCTGACGCCTGACGGCCTCCCGCCCGTGATGACGGCTGACCGCCCATCCACCCTTTTCAGGGGGAAAGACCGTCATGAGACACGAAGCACAGATCGCCGCCGGATTACCCGCCGCGCCCCGCCTCGTGCCGCTCTTCAAGATCTCTGAATTGCAATGCCGCTATCCCATCGTCGCGGCGAACGTGCCGGGGAAACATCTGTTCTGCGGCCTGCCCACGGCGCTCGGCAAGACCTTCTGTCCATACCACCACGCGCTCTGTTGGCGCGGCAGACACGAGCCGTTCGATCGGCAGCCGGTGAAGCCTGTGCGGCGGAGGCTCCGCCATGCTTAGCGATTATCAGATCGGCCTCATAAAAGGCATGTTGCGCCGCGGCGACGACCAGCACCACATCGCCGCGCTCTTCGGCATCAATGCTGGTCGAGTCGCCGAAGTTGCCAACGGCATGAAAGACAAGCCGAACGGCAAGGAACGCGGGCGCGAGATCATACCGGCGCCGCAATCGGATTTGCCACCACCCGGTCCCTACTTCCTGAATTTCGTTTCCGAGCGCGACATCATCCTCGATGGTCTCGAAGCGGCGATCCCGGCGGTCGCTGATTATGTCGCGAGCAATCCGACCGAGGCGGCGCGAGACATGCAGCGGCGATTCCACAGCGCCATCGCCGAGCGCAAGCGTGAACTCTACAAGGGGCGGCTGAGATGAGGCGGGTCGCATCCAATCATGAAACTGTCTCGCGATGGGTGACTAGTGTCACTGAGGCGTGGCAATCGACGATCCATGGCATTTTCGAGACCGGACGGTTGCTGATCGCCGCCAAGGCAGAATTGCGGCACGGCGAATGGCTGGCAGTGGTTGAGCAACTGCCGTTCAAGATTTCAACCGCTGATAAATTGATGGCAATCGCTCGCGACCAAAGATTGGTGAATTCGGAACATGTTACGATTTTACCACCTTATTGGGGTACTGTTTATGAAATACACCAGTTGCCGGATGATGTTCTCGCGGAGAAATTTGCGGATGGTACGATCAACCCGGAATGCCAACGCGCCGACATCACCCAGTTCCTGAAGAAGAAAAAGCGTGCCGCCCGCGAAAAGGAACTCGCCACCAAGATCGAAGCGCTTCCGGCAAAACACTATGGTTTGATCCTGGCCGATCCCGAATGGCGCTTCGAGCCCTACAGCCGGGAAAGCGGCATGGATCGCGCCGCCGACAATCACTATCCGACATCGGCGACGGAAATCATCGCATCCCGACCGATCGCCGAGATCGCTGCCGACGACAGTACGCTGGCGCTATGGGCGACCGTGCCGATGTTGCCGCACGCATTGTTCGTAATGGAATCGTGGGGCTTCGAATACAAAAGCAGCCTTGTTTGGGTGAAGGACAAAATCGGCACCGGCTATTGGTTCCGTAACCAGCATGAGCTGATGTTGATCGGAACGCGCGGCGATGTTCCGGCACCGGCCATGGGCGACCAGTTTCCTTCCGTCGTCTATTCACCCGCGATCCAGCATTCGGCCAAGCCGGAACGGGTGTTGGAAATCCTCGAAAGCTACTTCCCGAACATTCCAAAGATCGAACTCAATCGCCGTGGTCCTCCCCGCAAAGGATGGGATGCGTGGGGCAACGAGGTCGAGCCATGCTGATCCTCGGCGTCGATCCTTCCTTCACCCAATGCGGGCTGGCCCTCTACCGCTTCCCCGGTTCCGAGCGCGAGATCGAATGCCTGTCGTTCTCGGCAAAGGGCGACACCACCGAGGGAAAATGCGCCGACTTTGGTCTGCGCTTGCATGACATCTGCCTCGCCCACCTTCCCGATTTCATCTGCCTCGAAGCGGCGATGCGCCTGATCGCCGGTTACCAGAAGCGGGTGAAGACGGATCTCGGCGGCAAGACGCACGGCTACTGGACGCCGAACGCCGACCAGATGGTGCTGCCGGAAATCCAGGGCCATGTGCGCCAGCTCGCCATTGACCGGGGCATCGGTTTCGAGACGGTCGCAGTCAAGACATGGCGGGCCGCTCTCTATGGGCGCGGCGGCGGCTCGCTTGGAAAGGACGACGCCAAGCGCCGCGCCCGCGACTATTGCCGCTGGCTCGGCGTGGCCGCCAAGAACCACAACGAGGCCGAAGCCGCCTGCGTTGCCATCTGGGCGTCGCGCTGCTCGCAAAGCCTGAAACTGATGCGCGCGGGGCTGGCCGGATGATGACGATCCTGTCCCTTGGCGCGGGCGTGCAGTCGTCGACCATGGCGCTGATGGCGGCGGCTGGCGAGATCACGCCGATGCCGGACTGCGCCATCTTCGCCGACACCGGCTGGGAGCCCGCCGCCGTCTACCGCCATCTCGACTGGCTGATGCCGCAACTGCCCTTCCCTGTCCACATCGTCTCCGCAGGCAACATCCGCGATGGCCTGGTCGCCGGTTCCAAGGGACACCGCTGGGCGTCGATCCCCGCCTTTGTCCAAGGCGGCATCCCGATCCGCCGCCAGTGCACCAAGGAATACAAGATCGTGCCTATCCGCCGGAAGGTGCGCGAACTGCTCGGCATCGTCGGCAGGCGCTCGCCGAAGGAGCCAGCCGCCACGCAATGGATCGGCATCTCATGGGACGAGGCGTCGCGGATGAAACCGGCTTACGAACGCTGGTGGGCCAACCGCTGGCCGCTGATCGAGCTTCGCATGAGCCGGTGGGACTGCTTGCGCTGGCTGGAGCGCCACGGCTATCCCGCGCCGCCGAAGTCGTCCTGCATCGGCTGCCCGTTCCACGACAACGCGCTCTGGCGCGACATGAAGATCAACCGCCCGCAGGAATTCGCCGACGCGGTCGAGATCGACCTGCTGATGCGGCCTGCCGGTCCCGGCTTCAAGGCGCTGTCGAAGAAGGCATATCTGCACCGCTCCTGCCAGCCGCTCGATCAGGTCAATTTCGACAACGCCGAGGATCGCGGCCAGCTCAATCTGTTCATCAACGAGTGCGAGGGCATGTGCGGTGTCTAGGCTGCTCGACCTGTTCTCCGGCATCGGCACCGCCAAGCTCGCCTCCGAGCCCTATGGCTGGCACTGCGTCGCCCATGCAGAGATCGATCGCTTCGCCGCAACACTCTTGCGTTACCGCTTCCCCGACACGCCGAACTTCGGAGACGTCAATGGCTACCGCGACTGGCCCGACCTCGACATTGACCTTGTTACCGGCGGCACGCCCTGCCAAGCCTTCTCGGTCGCCGGACTCAGACAGGGGCTCGCCGATCCGCGCGGCGTCCTCATGCTCGATTATCTTGCCGTGGCTCGCCGCTACCGCCCCCGCTGGCTGGTTTGGGAAAACGTCGCCGGAGCCCTGTCGCACAACGCGGGTCGGTCTTTTGCGACCTTCCTCCGGGGCCTGGAAGAATGCGGGTATTGCTGTGCCTGGCGGGTGCTTGACGCTCAGTTTGTCCGAACACAACGCCTTCCCCGCGCCGTCCCGCAGCGACGACGGCGTCTCTTCGTTGTCGGATGTCTTGGAGACTGGCGCGGTCCCGCCGAAATACTACTTGAGCCCGAGAGCATGCGCGGGGATTCTCCGCCGCGCCGCACGCCGGGGCAAGGCGCTTCCGCCGATGTTGCTCAAAGCCTTGTCGCAAGTGGCCGCGGCGTCGAGCGTCCCGGCGAGCCGCGCGGACAGGATCCGGTCGTTGCCGCCCGCCTCGTCTCCTTCGGCGAATACGAAATAGACGGCACCGCCTCGCCGGTCCTCGAACGCGATTACAAATACGCTTCCGATCTCGTCGCCCACACATTGAAGGCCGACGGCTTCGACGCCTCCGAGGACGGCACCGGCAGAGGCCAGCCGTTGATCCCGGTCGTGGCACCGACGCTTTCAGGTGCTGCCAACCGGACCGGTGGCGACCGCCCGCCCGGAACCATGGGCGCGGACATGCACGACGCGCTGATCCCGATTGCCTTCGATTCGAAAAGCCACGGCTCCGGCGGCGAGGTCTCGCCGACGCTGCGCGCCATGGAATCTTCCGGCAGCCACGCCAATGCCGGCGGACAGATCGCGGTGGCTTTCAACGCGCGACAGGATCCGGTGCCTGGTGACGTGCCTGGTAGCTTGGACGAGGACGGCTACAGCCAAGCGGTGGCAGCGCGCTGGGGCGTCCGGCGGCTGACGCCGCGCGAATGCGAACGGCTGCAGGGCTTGCCCGACGACTGGACCGACATTCCGTGGCGCGGTGCCAAGCACGCGCCGCACGGCCCGCGCTATCGCGCCATCGGCAATGCATGGCCATTGAACGTCGCTGATTGGATCGCCAGCCGCATCACCGAATGGGAGGTGCGGCATGGATGACGAGCGCCGCGAGCGCATCGATGCGCTTCTTTTCCGCGTTCACCGCACGAAGCTCGCTTTCGAGGCCCGCTGGCAAGGCCGCGCAGAGGTGCTCGCACGCCGCTATCAGCTGCACCGTTTCTGCGCCGAGTACCGCAAGAACCACGACCGCTACCAGCGGATCGCCGCGGCCCGCAAGCCCGCGCGCCCGGTCAAGGACACCGACTGGCGCGAGCCGATGCAACACGATGAACTCGGCCTGCCATTGCCGAACCAGTACAACGCCTATCTCTGCATGAGCGAATGCCCGGAGCTTTCCGGCCTCGTCGGCTACGATCTGTCGACAGGCCGCATCATGCTGAAGGCACCGCTTCCCGGCGACTGGCGGATAGACAAGCCCGACTTCGAGATGCGGGCTTTTTGCCGCGACGACCTCACTGCGCTTCTCGTCTTCGTCCAGGCCATCGGCTTTCCGCGCATGCGCCGCGACACGCTGTTCTGGGCCGTGCGCCGTGCCGCGCGCTTCAATGAATGGGGTCCGCGCCGTGAAGGGTGAGGACGATTTCCCCGGCGACCGCCCGCCGAACAAAGAAAACGTCGTCCGCTTTCCGGTGAAGGCACGCCGTTACCGTTTCCGCGACGGCAAGACCATCCCGCCACGGCCATGGATCATGCGCGGTCTCATCCTCAGAAAACAGATCACCTCGATCATCGCCGCCGGAGGCGCGGGCAAGTCGATCTTCGGGCTTTGCGTCGCGCTGCATCTCGCTGCGGGCATCTCCTTCGGTCCGTTCAAGACCGTCCACGGCCCGAAACGCGTCGCCATCCTGACGGTCGAGGAGGACGATGATGAGATCGACCGCAGGCTCGCCGCCATCGCCAAGCATTTCGGCTTCGGCAAAGACGAGTCCGACCGCGTCTTCATCGTCGAGATCGACGATCCGCCGCTGTTGGCGCAGGTGGACAAGCGAGGCGTCATCCATGCCACCGAGAAGCTTCGCCGCCTCGAATGGGAACTCGGCCAGCATGGCGTCGACGTGCTCATCCTCGATCCCTTCATCGAACTATGGTCGGGCGCGGAAAACGACAACGGACAGGTCAAGGCGGCGGTCGCCGTCATTCGCGGCGTCATCCGTCGCCTCGATGCCGGGTGCCTGCTGATGCACCACGTCAAGAAGGGCCTCGTCACCCCCGGCGATATCGATGCGGGTCGCGGCGCTGGTGCGCTCGGCGGCATCGTCCGGCTGGCGCACACTATTACCAACATGACGGCGGATGCCGCAGCTTCGCTCGGCGTCGAAAACCCGCGCGGCATCGTCCGCGTCGATTTTGCCAAAGGCAATTATCTGCCCGATCCCGGCGAGGCGAGCTGGTTCAAATTCCTGTCCATCGATCTCGAAAACGAGAGCCCGCCCGCTTACCCCGACTCGGACAAGGTCGGCATTCTCGTCGCGTGGCAGCCACCCGGCCTGTTCGAGAATCTCGCTTATGAGCAGATCGACCGGGTGCTCGACCTGATCCAGTCCGCCGACGGTCTTGAACACGAGCGCTACACGCTCGCGCCGCAATCGAGGGACCGTTACGTCGGCATCCTAATCGTCCGCGTGCTCGACGTCAGCGAGGAGCGCGCCGACCGCATCGCCAAGTGCTGGAAGAAGTCGGGTTTGCTCTATGAGCAGGAATATCCCGGCGGCAAGTCAAGGTTGAAAAAAGGAGTGTTCGTCGACAACAGCAAGCGCCCTTCGGCGACCGCTGAAACATGATGTCCCGGTTCTCATTCAGGGAAACCGGGCAGAACCGGGAAACCGCTCTGAAAACATGTCCCGGTTCTTCTTTTTTGCCCTCTCCTTCGGAGAGGGAGGGAGAACCGGGAACGGTATCTCCCGGTTCCCTTCTTCCCTACCGGGAAGGGAACACGGGAACGAAGGGGAAGGACAGGGCAAAACCCGCGACCAAACGGGACGCCGCCATGACAACAGGAAAGGGAAAACACCATGCCAAACCCAGACCTCGACAACGCAACCGAAAAGGCGATTGGAGCCGCGTTGAACGACTTCAAACCGAAGGAGGAAGCCAGAATGAACTCGATCACCCCCACACCTTCGACGTCACCGCCGCCGAGGAAATTGTTCGGCTATGGCGACCCGGTGAAGATCGAGCCGGTCGGCAAGCGGCTCGCGCCGGTCGTCGACAAGGCGCAGGCGGTGCTTACCGAGGCGCAGGCGCTCTGCCAGCACGTGACCGGCGTCCAGGCGCTCGACCAGGATCCCGGCAAGGACGACGGCAGCCGAGGTCTCGCCGGTCAGATCGACTGGCAGGCCTCGCTGATCGAGAAGAAGCTCGACGCCATGCTGCAAGCCATCGATACGGTAAGGCGAAAGCTATGAGCGAGCACCACGACACCTTCGCCTTCACCGTGCTCGTCGTCGCAGCGGTGCTGCTGGCGCTGTGGCTGCTGGCAGGATGAGGAGAATGCGCAAGCGCCCGCGCAACATTCCTTATGACCACGAATGGCACCGACTGGCCCGTCGGTTCCTGAAGGTGTTCCCGCTGTGCTCGGTCAGAGGCTGCAGCAGACCAGCACAGCACGTCGACCATATCGTCACGGTCAGGGCAGCGCCCGAGCGCAGGCTGGACTGGACGAACCTGCAGGCGCTCTGTCACCGCCACCATTCCAGGCTGAAGCATGCCTACGATCAGGGACGGCTGACGGGTGCCTGCGACGAGGACGGTTTTCCTGTCGATCCCAACCACCCTTGGGCGCAGCCAACCCAGCGGGAAGCGATAGCCGCTGCCAACCGTGAGCCTGTCGCCGACCCCGAGACGGCTGCACGGTTGAAGCGCGGCTATGTGCGCGGCGAGAGGCGGTGAGATGAGCACCGAGGCGTGGCTCAACGCAACCTTTCTGACGCTGGTGGTCGCCGCTGCGCTCTGGTGCCTGCTTTGATCCGTGCCCGAGAGGCATGGCCTCGACCACTCACCATCGCCGCTCGGAGCGCAGGCCCCTCGGGGGCCCAGGCCGGGGGGGACTGGCCAGAAATCCTTGCCAAGGGGGCCGGAGGCGCGCCCGTAGTCTCGTTGTAATTTCAGGACGGGTTTTTTTGGCCTATATTTTCCGATGGTTACGCAAAGCAAAGGCGGCGAAAATGCCAAAAGGCGAAAAACCGAAATCGAAAATAATCAAACTGGCCGAAGGCAACCGCAGCAATGTCGGCATCCATCGGATCTACGACGAGCCGCAGGGACTCGGCCATCCGCGCATGCCTCCGGGGCTAAATGAGCTGGCTGAAGAGATGTGGCTGGACACCGTTAGCTCGCTGCCGGACGGCGTGCTGACGCGGGCGGATGAAGCAGCTTTGGAAGCCTATGCGGTCAATTGGTCGGTGTTCAGACAGGCCCGCGAGAAGCTCGACAAGACCGGCCTGCTGGTCCAGTCGCCGCAGGGGCCGGTCCGCAATCCGCTGCTGGTGGTGATGAACAACGCCGTCAAGGCGATGATGTCCACCGGCTCGGAACTCGGGCTGACGCCTGCCGGTCGGGCGCGGCTGGCGCATCCCGACAAATGGGACAGCGACCCGATCACGCTGCTTCTGGGAGAATGACGATGAACCTGCCGTGGCCCGCCGACGCGGTCGAGCGCAGACCGCTTACAAGCGTGAAGCACTATAGCGCCAACGCGCGCACGCACTCGCCCGAGCAGGTGGCGCAGATCGCCGCGTCGATCCGCGAGTTTGGTTTCACCATCCCGCTGCTTGTCGACGAGGCGGGCGAACTGATCGCCGGACATGGGCGCGCGCTGGCGGCGCAAGAGATCGGCCTGGAACTGGTGCCGGTGATGGTTGCCCGCGGCTGGACGCAAAAGCAGATCAAGGCTTACCGGCTGGCCGACAACCAGCTGGCACTGAATGCCGGTTGGGACGTCAAGCTGCTCGCCGCCGAACTGGAGACGCTGCAGGATATGGCGGCGTTGATCGGTTTTTCGGAAAGCGAGCTTCGCCGCCTTGGCCGTCTAACCGGCAATCCGGGGCTGACCGATCCCGACGAGGCCCCGGCGCTGCCCGACGTCCCGACGTCAAAAGCAGGCGATCTCTGGCTGTGCGGCCAGCACCGCATCCTCTGCGGCGATGCCTGCAATGCGCAGGACGTCGAGCGGCTCTTCTCCGGCGTGAAACCGAACCTGATGGTGACCGACCCGCCCTATGGCGTCGACTACGATCCGCACTGGCGGGCCGAGGCAGGCGTCAACAACAACCGGAAAAAGATGGGCGAGGTCGTCAACGACGAACGCGCCGACTGGCGGCAGGCTTACGACCTGTTTCCCGGCGCCGTCGCCTATGTCTGGCACGCCGGGAAATACGCCAGCGAAGTGCAGGCGTCGCTGGAGGCATCCGGTTTTCAGATCCGCTCGCAGATCATCTGGGCCAAGGACCGCTTCGCGCTGTCGCGCGGCGATTATCACTGGCAGCACGAGCCGTGCTGGTACGCCGTCAGGCAGAAGGGCAACTGGTGCGGCGACCGCTCGCAATCGACGCTGTGGACGATCCCGAGCCGCGACGATTCCGGCCACGGCCACTCGACACAGAAGCCGGTCGAGGCGATGCGCCGTCCGATGCAGAACAATTCAAGCGCTGGACAGGCGGTCTACGATCCGTTCGTCGGGTCGGGCACGACAATCATCGCGGCGGAGATGGAGGCGCGGGTGGCGCTCAGCCTAGAAATCAATCCGGCCTATGTCGACGTCGCGGTGACGCGCTGGCAGGATTTCACAGGAGAAAAGGCCCGCTTGGACGGCGGGCCTTCGTTCGATGATGTTGCTGGTACTATCAGAACTTGACGATGCGGTAGACCCGCCCGCCCCGCTCCTCGACCTTTTCCGAGGAAAGCGTGTGGCCCTCGGGAAACTGCTTCTTCTTCGGCAGTGTCGAGATCGCCGCGCGGGTGGTGTGCGGCTGCCAGCCAAAGGCCTTGGCGATTTCCGCGACCGTGGCACCGTTCGCTTCGAGCAGCATCAAGACCAGCGTCTCGGTCTTGTCTTCGCGTGGCTCCTTCACCGGCTTTTCTTTCTTCGCCCGCTTCGGCTTTTCCGCCTTGCTGTCGCCGCCACCCGTCTTCGCGGCCTTGGCCTTGCGCTTGCCCTTTACCGCTTCCTGCGCTTGGCCGAAATCGACCACCGCATCCGGGCTGGTGTCGCGGACTTCGTCCGCCTCGCCGCCACCACCTACGATTTCAAAATGCATCATTGGAACGCTCCTTCTCGTGTTGTGGTTGTGGACATACGATTGTGTTTATCGACAAGCAAGCGCCATCCGCTGGTAAATCTCAGATCGGGCTGACGTCCGAACTGCGCCAGCTCATGGTGCTGCGCCAAGTGCCAAAAAAGGACTGGGGCCTGCCGTCCGGCAGGGCGATTGCCTTTGCGCATTCGCTGATCGTCCCGGCGGGCAAGCACGTCGGCAAGCCGCTCCGGCTGGCCAAGCCGCAGATCGAATTTATTCGCGACGTCTATAATCCGAGAGACAAGGATGGCCAGCGCAAGCGCAGGCAGGCGGTGTTCTCGGTGGCGCGGCGCAACGGCAAGACGTTGCTGGCTGCGGTGATAATCCTTCTGCACCTGGTAGGCCCGTTCAAGAAGCCGAACTCGGTGATCGCCTCGGCTGCCACGACCCGCAAGCAGGCCTCGATCGTCTACCGCTTCGTCGCCCGCATGGTGAAAATGAACGTCGTGCTCGCCAAGCGGCTGAAGGTGGTAGATTCGACCAAGCACGTCACCCACCGCCGCGACGGCTCGTTCTATTCGGCCATCGCCGCCGAAGCGGGTGGCCAGTTCGGCGAAGGGCTTGACCTCGTGGTGTACGACGAGCTTTCGCAGGCAAAGAACGCGCTGCTCTACGACGTGCTGATGACCTCGCTCGGTGCGCAGGTCGAGCCGCTGATGATGATTATTTCCACCCAGGCTCCCGCCGACGACCATATCCTGTCGGAGCTGATCGATTACGGCCTGAAGATCCGCGCGGGCGAGATCGAGGACGATACGTTTACCGTCCATCTCTATGCCGCCGAGCCCGGCTGCAAGCTGCTGGACGAGAGAGAATGGAAAAAGGCCAACCCGGCGCTCGGCGATTACCGCGACATCGGCGAATTCCGCGCCGCCATGAAGCGGGCCGAAAAGGTGCCATCGCTCGAGAACCGGCTGCGCAATCTCTACCTCAACCAACGCGTCCAGGCCAAGGCACCGTTTCTGTCGCCGAACGTTTGGGTGCGTGGCTCAAAGCCGACGGTCGAAGATCTGCTCTACGATGGCCGGCCGGTCTATGGCGGGCTGGATCTGTCGGCCCGCACCGACCTCTCCGCCTTCGTCATGGCGGTCGAGGACGACGAGAGCAACATCCACCTCGTCCCGCGCATCTGGACGCCTGGCGATACGCTCGACGAACGCGGCCTACGCGACCGCGCGCCCTACCGCGTCTGGGCCGACAAGGGGTTTCTGATCCCGGTGCCCGGACAGGTGCTCGACTACGATTTTCTCGCCGCCGACGTCGGCGAACTGTCGTCGACCATCCCGTTTGCCAACGTCAATTACGACATGTGGCGGATCGACGTCCTGAAACAGTCGTTCGCGCGGCTCGGCGTCGACGTGCCGCTGTCGCCGTTCGGGCAGGGTTACAAGTCGATGTCACCGGCCATCGAGGCGTTCGAGGAACTGGCGGTGCAAGGCAAATTGTTCCATGGCGGGCACCCGGTGCTGCGCTGGTGCATATCGAACGCGGTGATCGACAGCGACGCCGCCGGGAACCGCAAGCTCACCAAGGCCAAATCTTTTGGCAGGATCGACGCGAGCGTCGCTGCGGTGATGGCGGTCGCCGCCTGTCGGCTGAGAACGGAAGCTGAACTGGATATGGCCAACTTGGTCGCCTGAAAACCGGCGCTTTGCCTGTCAGTAAGCCCGCCAGCGCTAAAACGCACCTTCGCCGGCATCTCTTCGTCCCGCCTGCGAAATGCGTTCCTGTGAGGCAATGCGGCGGCTTATTTGTCAGCCGTAAATTTCGTCCGGCGAGCGTTCGAGGACCACGCAACCGGCATTCACGGCATGTGTCGCTACGGGGCCGCAACGCGGATGTACGGCTTGCCGTGAATCCTGATCAGGCCTGTCGAGAGCGGCGGCACTGGAAACATGGTGACCATCCGCAATCCATCGCGCACTTCGTCTCGGACAATCAGCCGCTGCTTTCTCGGCCTGCCGCGTTCAAAGCCAGCATTCGGAGATCACCGGATCGTCGTTCGGGAAACGGGGCAACCGATAAAGCCCCGTCTCCGCATTCGGCCCGGATCGGCTCGATGCGGTCGGCAACGAGCACTTCCAGCGAGATTTCCGAGCCGCCTATATTTCCTCCACCGTGGTAGATGGTCTGGCAGCGCATGTGTATTTGCCCGGAAAGCCCCAGGGCATCGTGATAGACGACATTGATGTCGAGACCGTTGGTGGTGCCTGCCCGCATCACTTTTCCTCCTTTGCGGCTTGCCTGTCGGTCATGGAGTAATCGATCGCGAGCCCGTCTGAGCCTCGGCTTCCTACCTTTGCAGCCGCCGTATCATCGCAGCATGCCCCGCCTCGGCGTCATCCCATGTCGAGTAGCAGCTCGCACTGCGCCGCCCTTCCGAAAGGCCAATGTTTCGAACAGTAGTGGCGGGCCTCTGNTCTGCCGAAACTGGTGGTCGAGGCCGAGGAAGACGGTCGAGAGCTGGCAGCACTCGGTTTCGGTAAGCGCGAGGCGCGGGTTTTTTCGTGTTTTCGAACCACTCAGCCCAATAGAGGACGTCGGTCGTTCTGATTGGTCGGGTGCTGTTGGTCTAGAATGAAATAGATCATCCGGCTTTCTTCCGGAGCCGACGCGCCAGCTCGTTCTCGACGACGGTGCGAATGAAGGCGGCGCGGCTTTCGTCGTCCAGGTGGGCCTCGTCGATAGCTTCGCGCTTGCCATCCGGCAGCGGCAGGACGATCCGGTAGGCGATGCTCTTATAGAGTGCTTTCTTTCGCCTATTCGTATATACCAATATTGAAACTCACTCGTGGAGTGTGTACATCAGACCTTACCAGAGAGGCAAGACTGCCGATCCAGAGGGGCAAACACCCGCAGGAATACGTGCTGCAATACTTGCCGGCCGAAATGGAGGAAATCTTCAGGCCGCACGAGCGCCTCTGGCTTGCCGAGGGCAAGATCGTCGAGCGCGACATTCGCGGGCAAGGCCACCTACATCGACATGGGCGTCACCGCCCGCAGGATATACAAGGAAACCTACAAGTGAAAACTGCAATACTTGCGACGGCGGTGATTATGTTTGCCGCCCCCGCCTTCTCCGCCGAGGAAACGCCGAAACTCGGCACGGAATGCAGGAAGGTGCTTGAAACCATAACCAAAGCTGAAATCGTCAAGAAGGGCAGAAGCCAGTCGCAGGCCGATTTGGTCTGGCGCGATGCCTTTGGCGAAAACCCGGTCGCGACGCTGATCGCCGCCAATGTCACCCCGCATGATTTCATGCGCTCCTACTTCGATGCGCTGGAATTCTCCAAGTCGGACGCCGCCTGCAACGGAAAGCAGGCGGCGCTCGATTTTTATCGCGAGGGCGCGATCAAGTGGCTTCCGAAGCTTGCGTCCGGCTACGTGATGACGCTCGGGATGATGGGCGCGGGAATGCCGAAGGTCGAAGGCGGCACGAAGGAACAATCGAAATGAAGAAGAGAATCCTGCTAGCCGGGGCCGCGCTCGCAGCCTTATCCGTTTCGCCCGCTGCCGCCCTTTCGCTTTCGGCGTTTATTCCCGGAACGGGACAATACGTCCTGCATTCCGAATTGCGCAGCATCCGCGCCAAGATTCGCGTCATGCCCTTTCTCAAGGCTGACACTTACCTCACCGCAATCAACGAATACTGCTTCCCGGAAGAAGAGTCGAAAGACGACGGTCTGCAACAGGCCGCGACCATGCAAAGCGCCTATGGCGACCAAGACCTTCTCAAAGCCATGGAAATGGCCGAAACGCATTTGCGCGGCGACCAGAATGCTTGCAGTCCGGCCCGCGATTTCGTCGAGCGGATTATCTTTGAATTACCGGAAACCCGGCTGGCGCTGGATGAGCTTGCCTCTGAGTTCAATCTGATCCAAGGGGCGATTGTGGCGCTTGACGAGGCTGATGCGGTCTACAAGGAACAGCAAGACGAGATAGACGCCGCCAAGCAGGAGCAGGAAGCGGCACTGGCTCGTGCCGAAGCCGTAAAACAGGATAAGCACCGCCATATCGATAATTGTAAGAGCTACGCCGACACCAGCGATATTAGCACACCGAATTGGCAGAAGCAGCCTTATGCACGGATCACTCAGATCAACAGCAAAAGCCAGCAGATCAAGGGTTGTGACGATGTTTTCAGCGCCGCCGAAATCGCCGCAAAGCTCGACGAGCACACGGCACTTGAAAACGCGATCCGGGCCGAGATAGGCGGCGAAGTTCGTAAAGCCGCCAAAGCCGGTCAATCCTACGAGCGCAAGTTCAAGGGGCTGGCGAAGATCGTAATGAGCGTTGACAAGGACGACGTCTCCTTGCGCTACCTGACAATCGGCAAGGCCGATCCGGCTCGGTATTTCGTTGGCAACATATCCGGGTCGGCCAAGACCGCCGAGGGCAAGAAGATCACGATCTATGACGATCATGCAGAACTCGACGGGAAGTCCTACCGAGGCAGTTGCTCCACAGAGCCTAATCCGAAGGACGGGCTATGA